TTGCAGCGGTCAATCCGTCTGCTGATAGGTGTATAATAGTTCCGATCCCGGAACCTGTCAACATGTTTTTTGCGGGTAATCAAAAAAAAACGGCGCATGCACTGGTCACGCGGCCCCGCGTGGTGGTATCCGGTTTGGGCCGCGATTGGGGGTGATCAAGGCGAAGGTGAGGCGGTGATGACGGCATATCGGATCATCGGGCGGGCTGTCCTGGCGGTGTCGTGCGCTGCCGGGGCGATCCAGCTCGCGCTCACGATTCTGGAGCTGGCCGGATGGTGAGCCAAACATGGACCTACGAGTCCAGCCCGGTGGCCTGGGCCTACAAGCAGGACCGCGCGTTCGCGTCCTTCATCATCGGGCCGGTCGGGTCGGGGAAGTCGGTGCCCAGCCTCCAGCGCATCCTCGATCTGGGCCAGGAGCAGGCGGCGAGCCCGGACGGCAAGCGCCGGTCGCGCTTCGCCGTCGTCCGCAACACCATGCCCGAGTTGCGGTCCACCACGGCCGTGACCTACCAGCAGATTTACCCGGCAGACGCCTTCGGGGAGATCATCTGGCGGTCACCGGCCACGCACATGATCGAGCCGCGAGGCTCTGATCTGGAGATCGAGGTCAACCTGATTGCGCTGGACAAGCCGAAGGACGTGAAGAAGCTCCTGTCGCTGGAGCTGACCGGGGCCTTCATCAACGAGATGCGTGAGGTGCCGAGATCCGTGGTCACGCGCCTGACCGAGCGCGTCGGTCGCTTCGCGTTGAACGAGCGATCAAGCACCTGGTCCGGCATCTGGGGCGACACCAACCCGCCCGACGCCGATCATTGGCTCTACGGCTGGCACCACCGCGACACGCCCGAGGGCTACAGCTTCCACCAGCAGCCGCCCGGCGTCCTGGAGGTGCGGCCGCTCGGCGGCGGTGCGGAGGTCACGGACGAGAATTTCCCCGACTATCAGGGCATCAGGCTCACGTCGGCCGAGGTGCTGATCTGGTATCGAGGCAAGGTGCGGCGCGTCGATTGCCCGATTGAAGTGATCCGCGCGGCCGAGCGGTTCTGGATCGTGAATCCGTGGCAGGAGAACCTGGTCGCGCTGTCCCGGGTCGATGCTGGCTCGAACCCCCTCGGGGCGCGCAGTTACTACGGCCGCGCGCTCGCCGGCAAGACGCTGGAGGAAATCCAGAGCTACCTGCAGGGCGTCTACACGTTCGTGACGGACGGGCGGCGCGTGGTCCCGCAATACAACGGGCAGGTGCATGGCGTCGATCACCTGCCCGTCATGCCCGATGAGCCGATCTACATCGGGGCCGACATTGGCGGCGGCACGCTCCAGCCCTCGGCGCTCCTGTTCCAGCGCCACCCTAAGGGCGTGTTGCTCGCGCACCGAGAGGTGGTGTGTTTCGATATGGGGATCAAGCGCTTTGGCGAGCTGGTGGGCGAGGCGCTGGTGAAACACTTCCCCGAGCATGTCGCCAAAGGTCTGACCGGCAAGGGCTGGGGCGACCCTGCCGGAGGCAAGCGCGACGAGATTTTTGAGACGGCGAGCTTCGACTGGCTGCGCACGCAGCACGGCATCAACCTGGAGCCAGCGCCGACGCAGGACCCGAAGATGCGGTTCGCGGCGATCGCCGGACCGTGCGAGCGGATGATCGACGGCAAGCCGGGGCTCTTGGTGAACAAGCGCAACTGCCCGATGCTGCACAAGGGGCTGATGGGGGCTTGGCACTTCAAACGCCTGGCGGTGTCCGGCGAGGATCGTTTTGCTGACAAGCCCTCAAAGAACGATGAAAGCCACATATGCGACGGGGCGGGCTATGGCTTTCTCGGGGTGGGCGAGTTCGACCGACTCGGCGGGCGCAGGACCGACGGCCAGGGCGGCGGATCGTTCCAGGCGGATGGTGATTTCGACGTTTTTGATTGAGCATGTAGCGGGGTGCGGTGCATGGTGGTTTTCACTTATCAAGGGGTTAGCCGCATGTTCAACCGCAACGTGGACCGGGGACCGATGCCCGCGCCGTGGCGCGACCACGCAAGCGCCTGGCCGACGCGCTTGCCCGGGCGAGGAATCGGCTATGAGTAACCGCATGACAGCCGCCCGGCTCCGGGCGTTCTACAAGGCTGACGGCGACACCAGCGCGCCGCGCCAGGACCGCGAGGGGCCGATCCATCGGGCGATCCTCGATCTCCTCGACCTGGTGCTGCCGGGCGATGCGATCTACCACCACAGCCCGAACGAGCTTGACATGGCCGGGCCTGAGGCCGCGCGCCAGGTCGCCAAGGCGCGCAAGATGGGCACCAGGGCTGGCTGGGTGGACATTGAAATAGTGTGGCAAGGTCGGTTTTACGGGGTCGAGGTCAAGGCCCCGGGCGGGCGCGTATCATCGTCTCAAGCTGAAACGCACGCCGATCTAAGGCGGGCCGGGGCCGCGGTGGCCGTGGTTTCGTCCGTATCCGAGGCTGAGGCAGTGTTAAAGTCTTGGGGTTTGATATGATCGAGCCAGATCTCGACCTGTCCATCCCGTCGCTGATGCGTGCCTGCCGGGGGAATGTGGCGATGCTGCCGAGCTTCATGGTTCATGACGACGCGGTGTGGCCGCGCTCCGGCGTGGTCAGGACTGACAGCAAGGGACGCATCCACATGCGCCGCTCGACGTTCCACCGCAACGTGGCGGGAAGACTGCCGATCCGAGAGGGTATCTGGCACCGCATCGACGTGCAGGAGTTCCACCTCGATCTCAAGCCGCACCACCTCCAGGGATCGGACGATCAGGAGGGCGGCAGCCGGCGGGCGGCGGCGCGCGCGGTGGCCAGGGCCGATTGGGCAGGACGCATACAGGGAGACGATGGCTATGGGATTGCTCCATCCCGGGATCACCGGCAACAGGACGTTGCACGAGATGTTGTCGAGGCTAAGGCCCGAGGAACGAGCGGAAGCGTTCGCTCAACCGTATTTGCCCGAAATGGTCGCGACGACGGCTAAGTGGGCCTGGACACTGGAGGACGACGAGGGCGAGTTTGTGGCCAGTATGGCGATCATGCCCGACGTGAACCGCCGCGGCTGGTTCGTCTCATACCCCGGCGAGCGCATCCGATCCTCCGCCGAGCTTCGCCCGCTGTTCCGGCTCTACACGATCTTTCGGGACAGCGGCGCGGTGTATGACGAGCTGCGCGCGTGGGTGGCCTCGGACGACGAAAGAGCGGTCCGCTTCGCGTCGTGGTTCGGCTTCGAGTTCGACTGCGGGCCGGCAACAAGGCTTTCGCCGACTGGTCGGGATTTGAGTTTATGGCTTTGGCAGGGCGCGAAAATAGCCGCCCCGCTCGGCGCTCGGCCGTCAAGGAGTTTCTGAAAATCATGGCGCTATCGCCGGATAGCCGCTAGATTGCGGGCCAGCAACAGGCTTTTCCCCGACTGGTCGGGATTTGAGCCTTTACCTATGGAGGCGATGATGGGCGGAATTTTTGGCGGTGGCGACAGCGGGGCGCGAGAGGAGGCGCGCAAGCAGGCAGCGCAGGCACGGCGCGAGCGGCAAGCCTCGAACGAGGAGTCGAACCGGGCGCAGCAGCGCGCCGAGCGGGGCGGCGGGTCGGCTGGCAGCACGCGCGGCCGTGACATGTTGATCGGCAACCTGTCCAGGCGCCTCAAGAATACGCTCGGGGGCTGATCGTGGCACAGTGGGACGTTAGTAAGGCGTTGAGGGCGATTTCTGCCGCGAAGCGCGACAAGGAAGCCTCGGACGAGATTTACCGCGAGGCAATGGATCTGACGTTCCCTGACCGCGAGAATTTCACCAGGCGCAAGGAGGGGCAGCAGAAGGCCGCTTACAACTGGGACAGCACGCCCCAGGTGTCGGTGATCCGCGCGGCCAACCGCCTCTCCTCGGACTTCACCCCGCAGTTCCAGGACTGGTTCGAGATCGGGCTCGGGCCAGCGGCCGAGCAGATGCCGGACGAAATGTTCAGGGAGGCCGTGGGAAAGCCGAAGGACGAGGCCAAGGCCGAGCTGGAGGCGGTCACCAACATCGTGCAGGCCGTGTTCAACGGGCCAGGCTTCCCGACCGCCTCGAACGAAACCTATATCGACTGGCACTATGGTCAGGGCGGCATGAAGGTGATGCCGAACGAAGACTTTCTGGGTGAGCCGGTGATCTTCCAGGCCATGCCCTTGTCGCATTTTTACGCCTACGAGGGGCCGAACGGACGGCTGGATCGCTGGTTCTTCTGGCACGAGCTGCGCGCCGACGCGATCCTGGCTGAATGGCCTGACGCAACGCTGCCCGAGAAGCTGAAAGAGGAGGCCGGGAAGCCGACGCCCGGCATGGTCAAGCTCGCCTCGGTGGTCTACCGCGACTATGACGAGCGCGAGCGGCCGTTCCGCTACGAGGTGTTCTGGCAGCGGGGGTCGGACAAGGCCCGCCTGGTCGAGCGCCAGAGCCGCACCTCGCCATTCGTGACGCCGCGCTACTCCAAGCTGCCCGGCGAGAACCGGGGCCGGGGTCCGGTGCTGTTCGCGCTGCCTGATATACGGACCGCCAACAAGATCGTGGAGCTGACGCTCCGCGCCGTGGCCGTGGCCGTGGCGGGCGTCTACACCGCGACCGAGAACGGGCTCAACGGGCCGGTCTCGATCAAGCCCTATTCGATCATCAAGGTGCGCCGCAACGGCGGGCCGGACGGCCCCAGCCTCCAGCGCCTCGACAATCCCCAGCGGATCGACTTTGGCGAGCTGGTGCTGGACACGCTGCACATGAATATCCGCAAGGTGATCGGTGACAACAGCCTGCCGCCCGAGGCTGGCCCGATCCGCACCGCGACGGAGTTCGTGCAGCGTGCCCGCGAGCTGGTGGCAGACCAGGCCGGGGGCCTCGGCCGTCTCTATGCCGAGTTCGTGATCCCGGCCGTGCAGCGTGTGGTCGATATCCTGGAGGCCAGGCAAATCCTGCCGACGCAAGGGCTCCAGATCGACCAGTTTCTGATTGAGGTGCGCATGACGAGCCCGCTTGCGCGGGGTGAAGCCATGCAGGAGGTCGAGAACATCGTGCGCTTCATGGAGATGCTGAAAGCCATTGGCGGCGATCCGCTCATGGCGTTCGAGATGGACCTGGAGAAAGTCGCGCCGCGCCTGGGCGACCTGATGAACGTGCCGATGGACCTGCGCACCACCACGGAGCAAAAGGCCCAGCTGAAAAAGGCGGCGGCTGCACAAGGCGCGGCCCAGCAGGGGGCCGATCCCAACGTGGCGGCAGCGGCCGTCGAAGCGCAGGAGGCGCAGCAGAATGGCGGTCGGTAACACCGGACTCGATGCACTGTTTCAGAACGCGGACAGTGACGCCTGGCGCGATCTCATGCGCCGCACCGAAGCCGACGCGCCGGTAAAGCAAGGGATCGACCCAGAGCTTTACGCGGTGGTGTTCTCGACGCCTGCCGGACGCGAGGTGCTGGCGGATATGTATAACCGCTACGTCAACCTGACGCGCTGCGTGCCGGGCCAGGGGGCCGATGCAGCGTTCTACCGGGAGGGCATGGCGCAAGTCGTGTTCGACATCGTTCACAACATCACCCTGGCGCAAGAAGGAGAAGGCAATGGCCAAGAAGGATGATCTGATCAGGGAGGCCAAGGGCCTCGGGATCGAGCTTGACAGCAACGAAACCGTGGCAGACCTGGAGGCCAAGATCGCGGTCGCGAAGTCCAGCCAGCCCGCCCGGATCGAGGTCGAGGTGAAGCGCTCCAAGGTGAACCGGGGCTCGCGCCGCCGGATCGAGCGCGCGATCACGTCGCTCAACAAGGAGATCGACGCGGCGATCAAGGAGCTTGACATGCAGGCGTTCGTTGCTGACGACGACGGCAAGCGCACCGGCGAATGGCCCGCTGTCACCCGGCTGCGCGAGGCAAAGGCCGAGGTCAACGAGCAGGTGAACCAGCTCCTCGCGGGCTGACACGAAAACCCACACCCCAGCGAAAGAGGAAACGACGTGCATGTGGAAACTCCTGCAACATCACGACCCCGTGTGGAGCCCGGCAGATGAAGGCTCGGGAGGTTCGGGCGAAGGCAACGGAGACGGCGGCAGCGGCGACGAAGGGGAAGGCGCTGGAGGCGAAGGTGGCGAGGGCGAAGGCATCTCCTCGATTCTGGACTTCGCCACCAAGGCCGACGAAGGCGCTGGCGAAGGTGACGCCTGGAAGCTGCCGGAAGGCATGGAACTGCCGGATCATCTTGTGGGTTCGACGGCTGACGAGACGCTGGCGAAGCTGGCCAAGGCCTACCAGGGGGCGCGGCGCGAACTGTCCCAGAAGGGCAGGGACGAGGGCAAGCTGGAGGGCGCGGTGCCCGACGACCCCGACGGCTATGTGTTCGATGCCGAGGGCGACGACGACAGGATCGCGGCCGAGCTGAACAGCGAAGCCTCGAAGCCCTACGTCGATGCCTTCCGCAAGGCGGCGCACAAGCTCGGTATCCCCGACAAGGCGTTTACCCGGCTCATGCGCGAGGGCCTGAGCGGGATCGCGGAAAACGGGATTCCGATTGGGGTCTCGAACGAGGAGGCGCAGAAGATCAGCGGCGAGCAGGAAATGGCCGCGCTGGTCAGGGAGGTCGGCCAGAAGGAAGCCAGCACCATCGTCAACACCATCGGCGCCTACGCCGAGAAGCTGGCCCAGCGCGGCGTGCTGAAAGACGATCAGGACGTGGCCGAGTTCGCCCAGATGGTTGGCACCGGCCGCGCGGCGCGCATCTTCCACCGCATTCTGACCGGCGAGCTGGGCGAGAAACCGATCCCGATGGCGGACGGCGCGGATGGATCGGTGACGCCGCAGGAGGCCTACGCCAAGCACGCGATCGCGAGCCGGATGCCGCCGGGCGCGGAGAAAGATGCGGCTATGGCAGAGGCGCAGCGCCTGATGCAGAAGGCGTTTGGCAACTCGCCGCAAGCCAC